ATTTGATGGATCTCTAGATAAACCTAGAATCTGCAAAGTAGCAGATGAGCCGTTTGCTAGAGTTGAATCATTTAATTCAACTGCGGACACGAAGTCTGGTGAACTTCCTGCTGTGTATTCGATATCTGCAACATTAAAGATATCAGTCTTAGCAGAAGCACCAGTATTGTTTGTTTGTATTTCAAACCTTTCGTAAGGGTCATCACTAACAAACCCAACGATATCAGTCGCTGTGTTAGATGCGTTTAAGTGATTTGCGAACGTAGGCTTGCTTGTGCTTGCGTCGGTAAAAAAGATACCGCCCAAGGAACCTAGTATTGCGCCTCCTGCACCTGCAACTTCAATTGTCCCGTCAGCTTTCATTTTGACAGGATCATTGAAAAAAATAGCAGTTGCCGAAGCAGCTATATCATACTCGGATAAACCTTGGTTGTCTCTGTTTTGACCAACTTTACCAATTGGTTTTAAACCAAAAGGTGCGTCTTGATTAGTCGCCATAGTTGTTGTCCTCCTTAGACATTATTAGTTTATCCGGCGGACTTTGAATTGTTAAAAAATTAACTTTTCTTTGAGCCACCGAAGGTTGTAGAAGATTGACGATCAATATTAATCGGCATACTTCTATGCTGTTCCCTCATGAGATCGTTATCGACAGCTTTAACTTTGTCGTCATGCATTTTTTGGTAGTATTCTCTTCTACTCTCTGCAATCTCTTTAGGTACCCTAGCCAGCACTAGGCCTCCAACTCCGATCACTCCCTTGTATTTTCCATCTTCAACTATCGGGTAATCTGAATCTGGATATTCATCAGCTCTAACTAATTCATATCCTGATCTTAGTCTTCCTGCGATATTTTTAGTATCTTGGAATCCTAAAGACTCAGCCCTCAACCATCTATGTTGAAAACCTTCCTTTGCAGGGGGTGCATCTAAAGATGATGGTGGAGTCCAAGGTTTGCTTTTTACAGGTGGTTGAGCCTGTTGAGCACGTGATTCAACTTTTGTTTCCTCAGTTTTAACCTGACCCGCACGATTATCAGCTTTATTTTTATCTTTACTCATATTTTTTTACGCCTTTCCCGTGTTCATTTTTTGCTTTTGTTCAGCATATTTATCGAGTGGCACACCTAATTTTTTAGCAATTGCTACCTCAGACGGTGTGAGTCTTTGTGTTTTGCGACCTGTTTTGCTACTACGCGTTGCAGATGCAACAGTTTGAGTAGGCTTAGTCGTTTCTGTTTCCTTTTTAGCAAATTTGTGGGGAAATTCAAGAGATATTCTTTTATCAATTTCTGAGTAATATTCTTCAGGTTGATTAATAGGATCATACCCCTCTTCCTCCACTAATTGTCTATGGATAGCTTTTGCTCCTTCAGTCATAACCATATCATTATTAAACCATGTATTTTTTTCAGCCCATTCTTGAGCTCTTGGATCCACTCTTCTCTGAATAGGTTGTGTATATTCTTCTGGTTGTAGAACAGGTTTTTCTTCGACTTTAGTTTGTCTAGATTTTAAGTCACCTAATCTTGCTTCTTCGTAACCTAATCTAGCTATTTCAGCTTGAGCTGCAACTTCATCTTTAATGTTGTTCTCATCTCTAGCTTTTGCAAGTTTAGCAACTGCTGCTTCCATACCAGATTTAATTCTACCCTCTAGTTCAGAAACATAGTTTGTATCTACTTTCGCTAATCTTGCTTTTAGTTTTTCTTGTTCATCTAAAACACCTTTTGCGTATATAGTTGCAGCTTCTTCTCTCCGCTCTGCCTCACGCATTTTTTTGGTTAGTTTAGCTATTCTTCTTTTTACTCCTTCTGAGTATTCATCTAATTCTTTCTTTTGCTCTGTATCTTTCTGTCCTTCGTTTTCTTTGTTATCTTGAACATCCAACTGCTCACTAGGTTTCTCAGGTGTGTCAGTGGACTCAGTATTGTCGTTAGTTGTTTCATTAACTTCCTCCTTAATTTCAGGTAACTCTACTTCAGTATCTGGGCCAGAAGTGTCAATATCAACTGTCTTTTCTTCTTCTTGCATAGTCCTCTCCTATGTTAATATTGATGAAGTATATCTTCAGGTTTTTCGATGGTTGCTAAAACTTCATCATCATTTAGCAATCTAACTTCCCCGCCATCGATCTGGATTCTAGATCCAGCATATCTTGCAAAAATTACCCAATCTCCTTTTTTACACCAAGGACCTTCTGGATACCTGCTCTTATCATAACAGTGTGGCCCCATCGCTAAAACTAATCCACATGTTGATGCAACTTGTTGCCTTTCTAAAGTATCTTGTCCTAAAAAAATACCACCTTTAGTTTTTTCTGGCATTTTGAAAGGTAGAACTAATATTCTCCATCCAGTTGGATTAGGTAATTTATCTGATTCTTTTTCTTTTAAACGCTCGTAAGCGTCAATTTCTTTTTGGTCTTCTTGTTTATATTTTTCTTCTAACGCTAATTTAATTTTTGGTTGCGTCGAATCTGATGATATTTTCTCTGTCTGTTTTAACTTCATTTTTTTGCTCCTTGTTTTTCAGCAGGTTAGAGATTTCCTGTGATATTTTATAATAAGCATGCGCTTGTCCTAAGAGATACTTATATTTTTCCATGTTGTCAACACCCCCTCCAATCATTGCGTCACCAATTGATTGGTAGGAATCTTTAACATTTTTCTGTAATTTACTTATTATTTCTAGTTCTTCTAATAGCATCTTTACCTTTCTTGAATATAGCAGCGACTTTGTTTTTACCCATAACCTTGGCTCGCTGTTCTCCAACAGTTAGGATTTGAATTTTTCTAGCATACGGCTTAGAAACTTTTTTAACCTTCGCCACGGTTTTACGAGCATCCGTCGGCGTAGCAAATTTAATCGATACTGTATCTTTTGGATTTTCATCTGTATACAATCTCCTTCCAGAGCCTTTAGGTTTTTTACCCGTTCCTTTTTTTGGATCCGCCACCGATAACTCCTTTTAAAGTTTTAGCTTGTCCTGCATGTAATTTAGAGGCTTTTTTTAAACCTTTAATAACTTTTTTTATTTTAGCTTTTGATTTTTTCATTATATTTTTCCTTCCAATAGTTTTTTCTTTCAAGAAATCTAATTCTTTTTTCTAAAGCTTCAATACCAAATATTTTTTTAAAAAAATTAATTAACATTTCCATCTTCTTCTAGCCTGACGTAGTCTAGAATTAGGATCTCTTGCTGCCTTTGGAAATTTTTTCATTTGTCCTGCACTTCTCGCACAGAATGATTTACGTCTTTTGGCAGCTTTAGATCCTGGTTTGACTTTGCCAGTGACCGCTGTTTTTAGTTTAGAGCCAGGGTTTAATCTTCTGTAAGCAGCGACCCCAGCTCGTGTCATACCTGCTCCAGACTTCGTTGATCTGAAGTTCTTTTTATTTCTTGCAGGCATTCTATCTTGTTTTCTCATTAGATCATGCCTTTGTAATATTTAATATAAGATGGATTAGATAAATTAACTCCTCCATAACTACCTTTTATACTACGACCAAAATATGGTGTGTTAGTAGATCCAGGCCCGCCCGAGGCTTTTCTTTTTCTATTTACGATTGTTTTAACGTTTGTAGGTTTAGGTCCCACATTGGCAGCTGCCCGTTTCCTCGCAACGGCAGATCTTCTCTGTCCCTCTGACATTGATCTCGCTTTCGCTAGAGGCACGCATTTTGGATACTTCCTCTTTGCGTCCTTCTTCTGTTTTGAACGGCCACACTTTGCGAATGAACCATCCTTTCGCTTGCTCCCAATATCTACCCATTTTTGTTTGAACCATTTGTCAAGACCATTTTTAGCCATAGCATTACGCGTACATTTTAGTTTTTTTACGTCTGTTTTTCATGATAGCGCCACAACCTCTTGCAACACCACCTTTATTTTTTTCTTCTCTTGGTATTACACCTCTACCCATTAAAATATCTTTTTGTGTAATTTTTCCATCACCAGATAAATCAGGAAAACCTCCTGCAGCCATTATTCTTCCACCCATTGCAGATGGTTTACGACCTTTAAAATCTTTTCTCTTTACACCAGACGGGTCTTTAATTTTACCTGCACAGATTTTGCTGGCGTATGCATTTGCATATGCACTGGGGTAAACCTTAAATTTTCTTTTCGCTGCTGCTTTACCTCTTGGACAAAGTTTTGTCATTACTTCCTCGCCGTTTGTTTTGCTCTTTTGAAGTCAGATGCTTTTGGTGCACCCTTTGCACCTTTCTTTCGCATCTTGCCTCCACGTTTTCTTTTAGCGTGTATGTTTGCGTATAAACCTTTACCCGCCATTATTTCTTTTTCATTTTGGCTTTTTTCTTTTTAGCCATCACGAACTTTTTTAATTGTGGTGGGATCTTGCCGCCTTTTTTCATGCCTGCACGAACTTTTCTTGCGGCTTCTGCAACTCCGCCACCCATAGCACCACGTCTATTTGTAGTCTGTGTGTTATATCTAGGATTAGCCATTATTTTTTTCCTCCGTTTCTAAATATTTGTGTACCCTTTATACCAAAAATACTACCAACTACAAGGATCCATAACGACGAAAACCAGGTCGGCAGTGCTGCAAAGTGCTCAAAAAAAATTTTTACTTTATCTAACGCTACAGGATCGTCCGAGAAGACCCCCCAAGCAAGCACAATAATTGGCGCCGACAAAATCACGAGAACGAATTCGTCCTTGTAATCGTTTTGACGTGCCTCTAGAAGTTTACCTTGATAAGCTTCCTCACCTCTAGCTTGTCGTTCTGCATGTAACAACTGAGCATCAGACATCGCAACTTTTGCCTTCTGCTTGTTAGCATATATCTTGCTTCCTGCAGATATAGCTAATTTAATAGCACTAAACCACATAAATTAGTACCACTCAGCTTTGCTTTTCTTTTCTGGCAACATTCTTTTTTGACCGCCTACTTGAACAGATTGAGTTTCTTTAAAACTTGTAGCTTTAACTTCAACTCCACCATTAAGCAAACCATCTTTATTGGTAAACATGCCATGATCAACTTGTTTTTTACCATTTGTTTTTGCTTTTTTCATTTTTTTCTCCTTATTCCAGCCTCTCGCAGTGCAATTGCGATGGCTTGTTTACGTTTTTTAACTTTTTTATCAGATTTTCCAATAGAAAGCTTTCCTTTTTTAAATTCTTTCATAACTTTCGCAACTTTTTTCTGTTTTTTATCCATCTTACTCGCTATCCGTGCCTATAATTATAGAATCTGGCATCATTTCTTTGCTTGATGGCAAAGTTTTACTTAAAATTGTTTTTTGAATTGATGTATCTGCTCTTAACTTCGATAATTTTTCGTTTTGTTCAAGTTTTTCCTCTTGATTATCTTGGTTCATCATAGCTCTCATCTTATCTAGGTTTAATCTGTCTTCACCTTCACGTTCTTTTCTCATATTTTCTTGTGCTCTAAGGTCTAACTCTCTAGATCTTAGTTTAGCTAAAGGATCATTACCGAAGTCACCTAAAATTTTCTTCTCTTCGTTCATAAATTCTTGTGTCATCTCTGCAATCAATATTGCTTTTCTAGATTCTATCTTCATCGTAAAGTCCATAACTTGTTGTTGCATCATTGGATCTTGCATTGCTTGTGGGTTTTGTTGCATTTGTTGTAATTGTAAAATCTCATCTTTAAATTCCATTTCAACTTGCTCTAACGCCATTAAAGATATGTGTTCAAAAATATTTTTTTGTAAACTTGCCATCACCACAGGATTATTTCTAGCCATGTTTGTTCCCATAAAACTTAAATGCGCAGTTATGTGTGCCTGATGATCCTGCCCTTTAAAGGCTTGGAATGGTTTGCCTGCTAAAGCTTGTATGTGTTCTACTGCAGGATCCATCGGCATTGGTCTTTGTGGTGGTTTTAAAATTGTATCTATGTTTTTTACACCGAGTGCTTCGTACATATTTCTGTATGCAGAATATAAATTGTGTAGTTGTGGATTAGATGTAGCCAGTTGCAGCTCCGTTTGGGCTATAGATATCCTTTGAGCTTGAGAGAAAATATTAGGGTCTGCAACTGGGATGATGTCTATCTTATCATCAAAGTCTTGTTGTTTAATAACTCTTTGTCCACCAATAACATCGTATGGATATTCTGGTGGTAGATATAATTTAAATACTCTAGACATTAATTTAAATTCATTTTTAAGTGCTGCGTAAATTCTTTTGTGGATCGCTGACATTGTTCTCGATCCACGTTCCAACAAGGCTACTGTCGTGCCCACTGCTGCTTGTTGATTACCCTCACCTATTTGAAGATCAGCAATAGATGCAAAACGTTGACCTGCTGATACCACGACACCCATAAGCTGTAACAAAGTTGCAGATGGTTCTTTGAACGGTAGAGTCATAAAAGAATCTTTTATGTTACCGCCCGGTGCATCTACATCTCTAAATTCTCCAGGTTGAATAGACTGTGCGTCATCTCTAATTCTAATGCCACGCATTTTAAATCCTGCAGGTAAGTTTGATAATGTACCTGCATCTAACAATGATCTAAGAGCTGCGGTTGCAGTTCTTGATAATCCACCGATCATATGTATTAAACCAAAGCCATAGAAACCTAGACCTGGTAAAAATTTAAAATGTACAAAGTATGGTATCTTTTCTTTTTTAGGATCACCTATGTTATAGTTTCTTCTAATAGATAAAACTTCTCTTGAGCCTTCTTCTATTGTTACAATGTATGGTAATTTAATACCAGTAACATCGCCATCTGATCCACGATCCTCGAACCCTTCTAAATCTAAATTGATATGAAACTCAAGAAGTGTGTACACGTCTTCGTTAAAAGTTCTTTTAGTTCCTTCTAACATTCTTTCTTTTTTCTCTAATTCTGTTTCTTGATTAAATGGTCTAGGTAAATCTATGTCACGATAAAATCCTGCCACTTGTTGTTTTCTTAAATCATTCTCCGAGACTTTAAGACGATGGATCACGGCCTCCGCATCTTCTAGAGATGTTGCATTGTATGGAACTATCAAGTCATCAGCTGGAACGAACTTAGAAACCGTTCTGCCTAAAAGATCGTCATAATAAACTTTCTTAAAGGCAGATCCGGAAAGAGGGAGATAAAAAAGCATTTGGTCAAACTCTGGTTCGTACTCTTTCATCACATCCATGAGCTGATAGTTCATGAATTCTTTAACACGATCTGCTTGATCATTTTTTTGTGGAGTCTCTACTCCGATAATTCTAGTTCTTACAGGGCCATCTGCAGGTAACAATTCTTTGTATGCCAATGCTTGAAACTGTGTGACTGCCTCTGCGAGCACAGGGTGAGTGGCACCACTTGCACCTTGAAAAGGTTGTGCCATGTTTTCGTATTTAAATCCTAATAGATCTAAACCTTTTGAGTAACCATCTTCCCAATCTTTTCTTGATGCTTTGTACTCTTGATAATTTTGTACTAATTCTGAACCAAGAGGATTTAATGTTTCCTCTGGTAGTAACTCTGCCAAGTTGTCGAAATGACTTTCACTTTGTTCTTGATTAAAGGCTCCCGGTTCAAAATTAATTTCAACACCTCCATCATCAAGCTCTGTGATTTCAGTATCACCTTGATCAGGAAGTTGCTCTTGAATCTTTGCGTCTTCGATAATTTGTTCTTCTGCCCCAGGTATTTCAACCTTTTTGTTTGGCAGACTTTTGTCTATTGCCATGCTTTTTCTCCAATCTTACATCTTTAACAGTATTATAGCTAATATTCAACCCTTGAGGTGTGGGTCCACTTTCAGGGGGCACAGTGGTTGTTAGTTTTTTAGCTTTCTTATATTTGCTTGGATGCTTGAATACGAATGTCATTACCAATAATATTTGTATCTAGGTTTAATTAATGGTTCTTCTTTATAGTCTTCTGGGTGCATAATCAAGCCCCCATCTCTAAATCTCATAATTGCTTGAGTTGTGCTATCTACCAAATCATCGTGATCTCCATATGGAAACTCAGCACATTCTTCAATAACTTCTTGTGCAAACTCTCTTTCTTTAGGTGCATATATTCTTCCAGACTCAAATAAGGGGGCAACTGAATTAACTCTTGCATGTTTATCTTGTCCACGATTAGGACTATAGTCTGCTACAGGAAGACCTTGTCTACGAAGCTCTGCTATCAAAGGTAGACCTGCTGCTTTTGCTTCAACTAAAATTGTTTCTGGTTTCCAATACAAGTATTGATCGTAAGCTAATCTTTTTAGTTCTGGAAACTCGTATCTACCTTTTAACGAATCTAACAATATCAAACTTTGTGGACTATCTTCTGTTTCTCTAAATACACCCCACGTTGTAATAGCAGAATAATCTGCGGTTTGTTTTTTTAAAAAGGCAGTATCATAACTTTGTATTACGTGTTCTAATATTGGCATCTCCTCGTGTGGCCAGTCCACCCACCACTCTCGTTTAATTAAAGCTCCTTCGTCAGATGTTGGGTTTTGCATGTATTGTGCGTTCCATTTATTTACCCCTGCAGATGCTTTAACAGCTTCAAGATCCTCGAGCTTCCAATATTGTGGCCACATCGGTTGACCACTTGGCATAATCGCAGGGAACTCTATTACCTCCCATTGATCTGCTTTTTCTTCTCTTTGTGCGTTAAGCAACATTTGTGTTAAATCTTTTTTACTCCATCTAGTCATGACCAGGATAATTCTACCTCCAGGCTGTAAACGTTGACGTGGACCTGAAGTATACCACTCGTAAGTTTTTTCAAATGCGTTAGGTGAGTTTACATCTTGCTCTGAATGTGGATCGTCAATTATTAATAAGTCTGCACCTCTACCGGTCACCGCACCTTGGACACCGACTGCAAAATACTCACCACCTTTTGAGGTGTTCCATCTTCCTGCTGCCTTAGAGTCCTCTTGTAGTCTAGTTGTAAAAAGTTTTTGATAAGACTCACTATCAATTAAATTTTTTGTTTTACGACCAAAGTTTACGGCTAACTCTGCAGTATGGGTTGCTTGAATAATTTTAAGTTCAGGATAGTTACCTATCATCCACGCAGGTAAAAAATAAGATGCAAACTCAGACTTTGTATGTCTTGGTGGCATATTAATAATTAATCTGGTCAATTCTCCACTAGCTATTTTATTAAATTTTTCTGATACTTCTTTATGGTGTTTGCCTTCAATAAATTGTGGCCACATCCTTTTAACAAAGGTTAAAAAATCTTTTCTTGCAGCTACAGCTTTTTGATTTTCATAACCTGCTATAATATCTTGTTTTAATCTTTCTCTTACCTCAACATCAGGTATTTTATTTATTTGCTCTAGGGTTAGCTTCATATGGAACCAAAAAGTATTTTATAGGATAAATTGTGTAAATCAAGCACTATAGGGGTATATGCTAGGATCCCTTTTGCAAAAATGCAGATCGACAAAAATAAAAAAGTCAAAAATCCAAAACGGTCTGGTACCTCTATGAGGGGTGAGAGATCGGGGTGGGTCCCGCCCACATGCTCTTCTCTACGCAGCCGTGGGTAGTATGCAGAATATGCATAGGGTATCCTACAATATCCTATGCATAAACCACATGGCTTATTATGTTAATAACCTCGCTTTCGTTTTATCATTAACTTGAGTATCAATTCCAATTCCATTTCCTTTTGATTGCCCATTAGCATATGCCATTCTATCTCTAATGCTCATTCTAGATTTAGAGTTAGTTAATCTTATACCTTGCTTTGCTAACCAATCAGTTAAAGCTTTTTGTTCTGATTTGTAAAGCATTGGTAAACCATCTGGATTTGCAATTGGTTGATACTCAGGAACAATTGAAAGGTATTTTTCTTTCAATCTTTTACAAAGTCTATTTGCACATCCCAAAGTAAATGCACTTTTTGCTCTTCTTTTTGCAAGTGGAGATAATTTTACTTTTTTAAATTCTTGCTCCACCAATCTTTTAACAGTTCTAATAAAATAATTGCACATTTCAGTTGCAACAATTCTATTTGATTCTCTACCTACAAAATGAGCGATCGTTTCTTTTTTGTAAGTTTCGGAATTGTATTTTGTAGTTGTGTAAAACTGACAAAAATACAATTGAGCGGTTTGGTGTCTTATCCACCTTTGCCAAACATTTTGATCAACAACTTGAGTTTCTTTTTCGATCGGTTCTTGATCTTCATCTTTAATATCACTTAAAGATAAATTGTGTTGTTTTAAAAGTTCCAAAGCTTTTTCTGATGCCATCATTGACTCATTTTCCGATGCTCCGTTTTTTTCGGACATCGCTAAAAGCTTTTTGATTTTATTTATTATATCTTTCATTTTTGCTCCTTTGTTATATGCGGTTCCTCCAGATAATTATGATACTGGAGGACACCTAGTTTATTCGTCAGATTTCATAATCTCTGTAAATAACATAAATAGGATATTATATTATTTTATATTAGTGTCAATACACATTCAACTAAAAGGTGAAATTATTTTTTTATTTTTTTCTGGGTGGGTCCCGCCCACATGCACTTACCACCAGCTGCTGCAATAATGCAACAGCTGATGTATTTCTACAACATTAAACCGAAACTAAATCTTTCCACGATTTTTTTTCAGTTTGAACAAAGGACTTGTAAAAAATTTGTTGAATTTTATACGAGGTTACCCAATATTCCATTGGAGTAAGTCTCTCGATACTGTCCTTTGCATCTTTGTATTTTTTAGCATCTGTTAGAGTGTCAAAACCCTTGGCAACTGTAATTTCAGTTTCACCTTTAGGATTTTTGTCTTCTCTAATTTTTAATACTAAAAATGTTGAGTTTACATTTTCCATTTTTTATTTCTCCTTTCATTTGACATATATAGGATTTTATATTAAAAATGTCAATAGAAAGGAAAAAATAAATTATGTTGAACAAAGGAACAAAATTCTTCGTTACATGGACACCTGAGTTCATTAATGGAGAAGAAAATTTTCATGGTCAAAGTGTTTCAAGAAAAGGGCTTTGGGATGAAAAAAGTAAAATCGCAATTAATAAAAAAACAGGAAAAAAATATATGACTTTTTGGGACAGAGACAGAGAAAGATATACAACGGCAAACTCTGAAATTGTTTCGATCACTTATAATATTTTTCAGAAAGGGACTTATGAAAAAAGTAAAAAATAAAATTTTTTCTTTTTACCATTGTAAAGAATGCCTTAATGAAATTTGTGCAAAAGAGTCCATAGGTGATAGTGTTTCTCCAAGAGAATATGCAAATTATGAATTTGGAGCAACGGAAAAAGGTTTTCAACTTTGGTGCGTGAGACACGAAAAAAATATTTTGGCTCTCGATTTGTTGGGTCAAAAAGTAACTTACGATAAGTAAGTTTTTTTGGGGGGGCTCGATTTTCCAAACAGACCACTCGAGCTGCCCCAGAAAAAAAAAAATAAGGGTGGGCCCCGCCCACATGCTCTTCTCTACAACCTAAAGTTGTGTGCCTGGAACTGCGTCAGTATGTCCTATATAATCCTACATATTTTTCCGTTGTACCACTTGACTTTACCTTTATTTAATATAGGATAATCCTATAAACCATTTAACAAAGGAGAATATTATGGGTTTAGATCAGTACGCAGGACTTCGAGATAGTAATGGCGAAGTTCATGAGGAATTCTATTGGAGAAAACATGCTAGATTGCAACAGTTTTTTTCAAGAGAATTTGAAAAGCAAAAAGGAGAAAGCGAAGAAAATAGCTACAATCTAGGTTTTAACGCAGGTGAGGGTGGTGTAAAAATCACCGAGGATGTTGTTAAAAGATTAGAGGAGCAATATAAAAATAATTTTCATGATTGCTTTGCACATGACGGCTTTTTTTGGGGACAACAGTTTCAAGAAGAGCAAGTCAAAGAATACAAGGCTCAAGATAAAAAATTTCTTGAGTGGTGTAAAAAAATGTTGAAGGAAGGAAAAGAAATCGGCTACGATTGTAGTTGGTAAAGTTTAGATCGAGGGCGAGAAATCGCCCTCGATCCCTAGTCCATTGTGCCCCAGTAATTACGGGCGGAAGAAATTCTAGAGAACAATGGACCTGGGATCAGTAGAAAGAAATGGCATAGATCATTGGCTACTGATCCCTGGTCCATTCGACCCGGTGTTGTTTGGGAGTTCGTCGCCAGTACCAAAACAGCTAGCGACCACCTCTATTGGGGCTTACCGAATGGGCCTGGGATCAGTCTATTACTGTTGGCAAAACCGCGGGGACAATGCCGACGGGAAGAAACTGATCCCTGATCCCTGGTCCATTGGAGACAGAATGCTGTCAGCGAAAATGGACCTGGGATCAGGTGAAGCGACGTAAGTCAATAACGAAGCCTGATCCCTGATCCTTTAGCGGGAAGTGAATCGCTGATATTTCTTCGCGTTGAAATATCTCGAACGGCGATAGGGCATCGACTAAAGGATCTGGGATCAGTAGTGAGGGTGCCAAAACCTGTTCTAGACATAGGCCCGAATCGCATCCACTACTGGTCACAAGCCACAAGCCACAAGCCACAAGCCACAGGCAGCGAGCCTCGCCTCAATCAATTATAGTACACAAGCTCTTCTCTTTTATTTTTTTTGGGTGGGCCCCGCCCACATGCTCTTCTCTACCTACCACCGCCATCCCCAGCCGCCGTCCAAGTGTATAGGATAAAATAGGATATGTCAAGAAAAAAATTTAAAAAATAAAAAATATTTTTCTTGTTTATTTCCTACAATATCCTATATTTAATTTATGAAATCAAAAGAAGCATTGCAGCTGGTGGGCGGACTCTCAAAGCCGTCGAAAATGCCGGGCTGGAGCTACGGCCTACCGGCTGCGGAATGTAAAACCGGATCGAAGCTTCAAAAAATTGAAGGCAGCACGTGCAGCAATTGCTACGCGCTCAAGGGCTGCTACGTTTTTAAAGTTGTCCAGGCGGCCCAGTATAGAAGGCTAGAATCTATTAAACATCCTGGATGGGTTGCGGCTATGGTATTTTTAATTAATTCAAAAAAATCTAAATATTTTAGATGGCACGATTCCGGGGATATCCAGGATTTAGATCATCTAAATAAAATTTTTAAAGTTTGCGAGCTCACGCCTGGTGTGCAGCACTGGCTCCCGACTCGTGAAGCGTGGACCCAAGAACACGTCGCAAGAGCTCCAAAAAATTTAGTTGTAAGATTCTCCATGCCCATGATTGACCAGGCGCCAGCTGGCGCCTGGCCTAATACATCGACTGTAGTTACAAAAGCAGCTACATGTCCAGCCCCGCAGCAGGGTAACGCTTGCCTGGACTGTCGGGCGTGTTGGGATCCGTTAGTAAAAAATATTGCATATGGTGAACATTAAAACAGAATTCCCGCGTGGAATACTGGATCAGGTCATTAGCTGTGTTATGACTAAGCGACGGCTTACGAGCGGGCGTGCACCTGATCCGGGCCTCAAGCCACAAGCTACAAGCAGGGTGGGTCCCGCCCACAAGCACGCACCAGTCCACAAGCTACAAGCGTTCAAGGAACAAGCAACAAGCTGATAAGCCACAAGCCACAGGCTCCGGGTGGGTCCCGCCCACAAGCGCGTGGATCTCGGTCCCTTCATAAAGTTTTATAGCCCCTTGACCGAGGGCCCGTGGCAACTCTTTTACCATGATGAAAGTGTTCTTAGGGTGTCTAATATGGAAAGAAATCTGGTGTGGTGAGAACGATATTTTTTTACTTTTTTTAACTTTTAATTCTAATGTGAAAAATGTTTTTTTATTGGTATATCCTAGTAAATCTGGAGTGCCATGTGATGCAGAATTTTCAATCCTAGTCCAAGTTATTTTACATTTATGGTCTTTAATTTGTCTCCAAAATTTACTCTCCTCCTTTAACATTTTTTAGGTTAAGTTTTAGGTTAAGAGTGGTCACCAATTTTTTTAATAACCTTACCCATATTCCAAGTCTCTGCCTTGATTGTGAATACTAATCTGTGAGACTCTCTGTGTCCTATAATTTTATTTTCAAGCATTTGAAATGAAGTGACATCATAAAATTTACCGTCTGGTAAACAAACTTGCACTCTTGCATCTTGAGCTGCAGGAGATACTAACATTTTATTTAATACTTGACTTAATAGCTTTCCATTCATTCGTACTTGAAATATATCCTATATTTTATATATTTCAACCATGGGAGTTCCAAAAAGATTAACAGAAAAACAAATATTGTTTACAGACATATTGGTAGACAATGAAGGCAAACTGACCGCAAAAGACTGTGCAATTCAAGCAGGATACTCGACAGAGACTGCTGAAGTGATAGCTAGTAAACTTCAAAACCCCAAACAATACCCACTTGTAGTCAATAGAATAAACGAATTGAGATTAGAAAAAGCAAAAACTTTACCTGATCTAACAGATAAACAAAGAAAATTTGCAGAGTTGATAGCATCAGAAGAGGGTAGACTGACACCAGAAATGTGTGCAATCAAGGCAGGATACTCAGAAAAAAGTGCTTATTCAAAAGCTAGTCAATTACAGAATTCTAAGTTACATCCAGATGTTGTAACATACATAGGGATTAGAAGATCTGAGTTAAGAAAAAAATATGACATAACATTTGAAGGCCACATAACAGAGTTAGGTAGACTGAGAGATGAGTTTAGAGAAAACAAAGCCTGGACTGCATCTGGTAATATGGAGGTTTCACGTGGAAAAGCAGCGGGGTATTATAACAATCAACAGATTCATCTACACAAACATGAAGGTTTGAGCCAGGAAGAAATAGACAAAAAGGTTGTAGAGGCTTTAGAACATTACCAACCAATTATAGATAGAAATGCTGAAGTAGTTACAGACGAGTTATCTTCTTCACCCACTGTCGAGGAATCATCGTCCGATCCCCAAACGTAATTCCATCTTCATCTTTATCGTATGATGCAAATATTTTTATATGATCTTTTGTTTTTTCGTATAGCCAACCCTCGTTTACTGGTCTAGCTAATTTCATTTTATCAAATTCTTTTTCGTTAGCCCATCCAGAATCAGATACACAATCAACCCACTCAACTCTGACTTTGTGAAAAGGTATGTCGGGTGTTGTTTCGGTTAGTGCAGCTTTTCTTCTTTTCTTAGGCATATCACCTTATACACCCTATAGACCTTTTCTCTAGGGACATTTTTTACAAAAAACAATTTCCATACACGCGCTCCGGGAACTTGAAAAGTGAGTGTTTATGCGGATTGTAACATCTGTAACATTGGGTTGTTACAATCTAATCTTAAATAAGTATTGATAATCAATGTTTATTTACAATTGTAACATTGTAACGCCTGTAACATGGTTTTGAAAATAAAAAAATATTTTTTTATTCCTAGGAAAAAGTTCTATATGATACAAATAACTTAGAATTATTCTAAACTAGCGTAGTATTGCCCAACTCTTGCCAACCATTTGTACTTATATTGCCTAAATTCATCATCAGATACTTCAAATCTTTGAAAATAGCCATCTTTCGAACACATTAATATAACTCCTGCTCGTATCGCAGTGTTATAGGTAAAGTCATGAGCCATGGCATATGCAGCTAATTGAATAAAATAATCTTCAATCCATTCTCGACGTTTCGGCTTGTTAGTTTGTTTGAAATCAACGATACTTTCTAAATTATCATACACACCAACAACATCGGTTTGCCCTGCATATAAATCTGGGTACCATACAGTCACCTCAGAGCCCCATATTTCACTTAAATGACCTTTTAGACCCTCCTTTATGACTTTTTCAGCCATCATTGTTGCTTGTTGCCCTATGTCCGTTAAATCGGCATGTTTTTCACCTAATAGATAGCGTTCTAATAACGTGTGCATTGCGGTTCCTCGAGCAGCTGCTTGGTCCTTGATCCTCGTAGCCTCTTCCTTGCCTATTTTAGCTTGCCAATTGGCTAATGAATCTTGCTTTTCTTTTGTCTGTGTCTGTGATAATATAGTTGTAACAGATGGTAATTTTTGGTTATCTACTGCGTAGTGTCTTCGACCCATGACTATTTCTCTTTGACTTTTTGGGTAAGTAAATTTTTTATTCCAAATTATTTCTTTACCAATGTTATGGTATTCTTCTATATCTTTATCTTCCATCATAATTAATCATAATCAACTAAGCTATTTGTTTTTTTAATTTTATAATTGGCAATATTAATTACTTTAGCTTTAATCTTTTCTTTACCAAGCATCGAGTAATGTTTAATAATCTTATTTATATCCTCTATCTTTACATGAGCGTAAGGTTGAATCAACAAAGAAACATAATACGCATCTCTTGATTGACATCTCCAACGCCATTGTTTTTTCCATCCGACTGTATAAGGAGTCTTGTATCTTTTTTCATTAACAGTCCCACATCCTAATAAATTGTGCATCCAGGTTAAAACAGACTTATCTGTCATGGATATTTCCATTCTAATCGACCAGGTAGGGTATGGTTTTTTATTATTTTTTCTTTGTCTGTCGTATTGTTTGTATTGAATACTACCCTCACCATCAAACAAACCTGCAATATACGCTGCATCAGCTTCGCTAATCATACTTTATATACCTGTAATTCTTTTAATTTTTCTTGTGCATCAACGATCTGTTGCAGAAGTTTATCTAATTCTTCTATGTGTTGTGGATGTTCTCCGATGCCCACAGAGTGATCTAAATAAATTTTTATAGTTGCATCAGCAGAAGATATCTGGGCATTGTACTTATCTTCTAATGCATTAATCAGTGCCAATCTTAGACTCATAGTCTGCCCCTCTCTGTATTGCATCTAATTGTGCCTGTTGCTCTTTAATAGTTTTGCCTGCTCTTCGGCAAGCATCTTGTAAAATTTTCTTTTGTTTCTCTAGATCTTCAATGCGTCGTGTGAGATCCAGAGGTCCCCGATCCTCGATCATCTGTGTCCTCCTCTACTTCGTTTAAGTCGTGATCAAATTGTTCGTTAATGTATTCGTCTTCCAAGTAAATCTCACCCTGACTATTACAAAAATCACAATCAGCCCATTGTTCATCATAAGCTTGTTCGTAAGGAACTTTTACAAATCCATTACCTTTACAAACATTACATATAACTTTTTCTTTGGGCATCTTCTCTCCTTTCTTGTCTTTCAATTGCTAGTTTCATCTTATCTAAAACATACTCTGGTTCGTATTCAGCATAGTTACAGACCATAAAAAAATTAGAAGTAGGATTTAAGAACCAAGATCGAGCAGCATCAATCGCATTTCGTCCCTCCATATTTCTAGACTTATCTTTCACAGCATCGTCTGCAGCTAAACTCAAGACAGCTCTCCATAGTTTAAGTTCTGGTGGAGCTGCCAAGAAATCATCCTTTGTTTTTAACCTTTGCCAGTTTGCCATTCATCTTCTCAACTTTTTCATTTACTAAGATATTAACAGTCTGGGCTCTTGATACGATTGTGTTGGGTACTATAACCCTTCTCAAACTGTCAAGTTTAGTATATGTATCATTTGATAGTGATACATTTTTATATTTGCTAAAGTCTGTCATCTATTATAACCTTTCTTTGTACATATAATGTAGGATATCCTATTAAAATTTAAAGGGGCTGTCAATGAAATTTTTACTGACTTTAATAATGTGTTCTGGAATATCAGGTGTGGGTTGTATGCCACCATATGAGGCAGATCAAAAATTCAATAATCTATATGATTGTCTAGAACTTGGATACACAATGTCTATGAATAAAATAAAAGAGATAGGCCCAGAAGATATAAATGAAAATCTTATACATATAAAATTTTATTGCTCTCCTATTCAGGAAACTTAATTCCAGATACAACCATAAAAATGTCCGCTGCCATCATTCATGACATGAGCGTTTATGCTATCGCTATACGTGGTTAATTTTAATCTTAATATATCACAAAGATCAAATAAATTTTCTTGACTCATGTATAACTTCATACTCTCCATCATCTCTTTTGTGACCGGTATGAGACTGTACACTCCGTCGTTTAGTATTATTAAGTCCATTTCTCTTTGGCTCATCTTCCGTTATGTTTCAATTGTCTCTTTTTATGTTTGTTTAATCTTTTTGTATGTCGACCTGGACGTTTCTTTGGTTTTGGTCTTGGTACAAAAGTTGTAAACTTACGTTTTGCCATGTGTTCTTATATATTCTCTATCACTTTCTGATAGCTGTATATATCTTATACAACCATTTACGTGTTGCTTTGTATCAGCACCACAATTAGTGCATCTATAAAATTCTGAAACAATTGCAACTAAAATAGACTCTTCCTCACAGTTATGGCAATGCCCTTGAACGGTATCGATATTACTAAACGCTTTCATTAAAGTAATTTTAGACAAGATCAACCGCCTTACCAGTTATTGGTTTATATTTTGTTTTACCATTTTCTTTATATGCTCTCATATATTGAGCCCTTGGTTGAAAAGGTATATAACTTGCGTGTATCCATCCTGAATTAGGTTCACCTGGAGTATAAAATTCTAATATTAATTGATCTATGTCACAGTTTTTATAAACCCAATCAGCCACCTCTGCATTATCAACTCCTAAAACCTCGAAATCAACCGCCTCAGCTTTGGCATGTTGTGAATTTACAGAACTGCCAATAGCTACACATAATTCTGGGCTACGAAATCCGCTCGTCACCTTAACTCTGCCAAAATGGTCACGTACGGGCTGTAATATTTTTTCACAAATCGTTTTTAATTTATCCACTTGATCAGCATTAGGTTGATTATCAATACCCTTACGTATCGCCGTATCAGATTTAGTTAACTCTTGAAGAGAAAAATTTCGTGTAAGATTCATTAGTTTAATATAAGCTTTTTAATACTTTTTTCACCCATGTAAATTTCAGTTTCTGCTTTGCTTTTTATGCATTTATATGTGACGTTAGGAGTGTATTGTCTTTCAGCATGACGCTTCCCACGAAGGCATGTAGCCATGTTATCTTGGATACGGTGCTCTTTGATCTCTGCTCCTACAAACATAATCAGTGCTACCACAGTTTCGATCATAATACCTTACCCTTGTTTTCACCCTCTTTGACAACATACTTTTGTGTGCCGTGTTTACCAATCTCAACTTCTTTTTTTAATTCTTTTGAGAATGTTTTTTGTTTATTTGCTCTATTTATCTCAGCTATATAATCTAAAACTTTTCTAGTTATTCGTCCCGTTGCCATTGTATTTAATCTCTCTGTTTGCGTCTTTTAATTTTTCCATATCTTCTAAAACTTTATCCATTTGTTTTCTTAAAAACTCTATGTTTACTTTATTTAAAGCCATGTCCTCTACATGTTTATTAATTTTATCTGTGGTCTTATAAAGATCCTCGATCATCATGAATTGCTCAGAATCGGCGGGCAATGAACCTAGTTGTCCACGTGGCCATTTTATTCTAAACTCTGTATTCTCTTCAAGATCTTTTTCCATTAATTGAAGTCTTGTATCTGCAACATTTAGACGTTCTACAATTTGAAAGTAACCCATAGTGCCGAGGGCGACGATAATTATCAAACTGGCAACCGTCTTCATAGGCATCTGCACGGCGGCTTCTTCAGATATGTTGAGCGGTTTCTTATTCATTTTTAGGTTTTGGTTTTGGTAGTATAAAGTCTTTTGAGTCTAGTTTCAACGGTGCGTGAGACATTGGGCGTATGAAAATAGCCAGTAAACATATTAAAATTATCAGCAAAGCTGTAAATTTGTAATCCATACTGGCTATCTCCTAAATTCATTATTTAATTATTAATGCTACGACTAAAATTACAAACACAATAGATTCAATCTTATGGTTTGCCCAATAGTGTAAAGCTTTATCTTTAACTTTTTTAATCATGTTTCTTTTCCTCCATCTCGTAAAAGAAATTGTCAGTGTCCTCTGTTCGCCACTGCTGTGTATCTTCTACGTTCCAGTAGTTAGTTTGTACCTTCCAATCAGGCACTTGGTCTTTTACCGTAAATGACGGTATATCCCAAATAAGTCTGTTGTTAGGTTGAGCTGCGTAATTACCATCGTTTAATGCCAATACGTGTGCGCATTTATGTTCATGCGGTATCTCTGAATGATCAGTATCTAATATATTAGGTTCTGGGTGTGCAAAGTCAACAGTAAATAAATATTTACCATGATGCCATTTTTTGTCTTTACCAATGTATTTACCTGCCTGTGATTCTAATATATCCCAACTAGTAACAGCAGGAAAATAACTAAAAGAATTCCAAAGCTGAAGTTCATCAAGGCGTCGTTTGGGTACGTCGGTGATCTTAAATCCTCTCTGAATAAAAGCGCTAATAGGTAAGCGATAAAATATTGCACCGTTTTCCATAATAGCGTGAAATAATAATGCACGACCTGTAATACAGCTAACACCAAAGATAATACAGTCTTCAACTTCTCCATGATGTTTTTTAAGATCATATAAATACTCCCTTCTGATCTGTGCATATTCTACTGGTATGTTTGCATTTAAATAAGCCATAAATCATTTTCTCCACCAAAAAATTATAGTCTTTCTATCATTTTTTAAAACTCTTTTTACACCATGATAAACTTTTTGACCATTAAAAAAAGTTAACATTCCTTTTTCTGGTTTTATGCTTATGCCATTTTTAGTAACGAAATGTCCACCGTCAAAATTGTCGTTCAAATAAATAAGACTGTTGTATGTTATATGCTCTCTTCCTAAATCATTATGTATATGCAGATCTGCTGAAGAATTTACGTGGTGGTTTTGTATTTCAACTTGTTCTGCAGTTAATTTTAAATTAAAATTTTTATTTATAAATTTAGTAACTTTTTTAACTATTCGGTCTTCTGTTATATCAATAACTCTTTCTGGCCATGGCAGTGAATAAGGTAAATGTCCTATGTCTCGTATCTTTTTAAAATACTTGTCACATTCTTTGTCTGATAAAAAATTTTTAAAAACATAAACTTCATCTTTACCATGATTAATCCTTATCATAAATATCTCCCCAAGTTTTTCCTGTTTCATAATCAACTTTATTGGGGACTTCTAGATTAACCGCATTCTCCATAATTTCGATTATCTTTTTTGCCTGTGCATCAGATTCAACAGATAGATCTAACTCATCATGTATTTGTATATGTGCTAATATTCCTTCTTTATATAAATCCAACATTGCTTTTTTAGTCATATCAGCTGCACTACCTTGAATTAATTTATTTAATGCTTTGTATGTATATGCTCTTCTTATCCCAGGTCCGTGTTCCCTGAGTGCATCTTCATGTAGCATGGCTTTGTGCATACCAAAACTATTTGGTTCCCATAAATGAAATCGGCATAACCGACCAAGAAGTGTACGGATCTGTCCACGTTCTTGTGCACGATTAGAGGCCGAGTTCATTAACTGTTTAACAAAGGGAACCTTCGCATGGTATTGGTCAAACAATTCTGCTGCTTTATCTTTTGAAACTCCTAACTCTGCTTGTAACTTAGCTTTACCCATTCCGTAAAATAAACCTAGATTAATTGTCTTTGCTTGTGACCTAGGAATCTTAGCCATGTCAGCTACAGTTTGATGGAAGTCTGTTGATGAATCATTTTCATATGCATCGATAACATCGTATACTGTTGGAAACTTATGTAGACCTGCATAGTGTACAACTAGTCTTGGTTCTTGTTGACTATAATCAAAGCAACCCCAGTGACATCCTTCTTCTGGTAAAAACAAAGATCTAATCATGGGTCCTAGATCCTTGTTCCTTGCCGGTAGTTGCTGTAGGTTTGGATTGTTGTAACTAAATCTACCAGTAACAGTTCCACCCGCATCAGATCTAATTTGATTTATCTCTGCGTGTATTCTGTCTTTATGTTCATATTTAATTATGGTATCAATAAATGTAGTGTGAGCTTTGTTTATCTCTCTAGCTTTAGCTATTTGTTTTACAACAGGATGAGGATGCTCTTGTAAAAAATTTTTTGTAAAGGAAGGTGCTTGTGTTTTTACAGTTCGTTCGTAAGGTAAATTTAATTTGTCGAAAACTTTGGCAATTGACCTTGCTGCCCATATTTGAACTTCTATGTTACTTTCTTTTTTTATTTCTGACAGTAACAATTTTTCTTGGTACTCTAGGTCTTTCTTTAATCTATGAGCGTTTTCTACATCTACTCTCACTCCTAAAAAACGCATGTCGACCAAACAAGGAAATAGATCTGTCTCGAGATTAAAAATAGATTCTACGTCTTGATGAATAATTTCTTTTTTAAATATTTGCCAGAGTTCTAAAGTTAACTCTGCATCTTTCTCTGCGTATGCTCCAACTTCCATAGCGGGCAGTTGCCATAGATCTGCTTTTGGATCTAGTCCTCTTGACTTTGCAGCTTCAACTAAAGCTATTTCTGATTTACCAAAACCAAGATAGTCCCAAGATAAACTATTTAAATCATATTTAAATCTGTTCTCATCAATCAAAGATGCTGCTATCATGGTATCAACCACTAAACCATTGATTTTTATACCTAATTTTCGTATCCAACATACGTCATACATAGCGTTATGAAATATTTTCGTAGCGGGTGACGCACAAATATCTTTAAACCATTCTAAAGTTTTTTTCTTGTCCATGTTTGGTCCAGAGCCATGAGCAATAGGAAAATAAAATTTTCTTCCAGGCACAGCTACAGCGATACCAACAACCTCACCTAAACCAATAACAGAACCAGATCCTCTTGTTTTAAGTTCAGGATCTCTTGTCTCTAAGTCAATTGCAATCTCATCGTATGATCTTAGATCTGGATATTCTTCTGGTTCAATCCATTCTGTTTGTGCTTCAAACTTTGGTATGATCATTTTTTAGGATCCTTTTGTTCTTTACCTTCCATAAGTTCTGCTAAACCTCTTCCATAACCTTTTGTGGTTCTACCTGGTTCATGAGCTCTTGGAGTTGGATAAAACTTTTTTAATTGCAAGTCCGAACTCTCTTGCAATCTGTGGGACGATTGCGTTACCGAGAGTCTTGATTCTGTTGGCTCTGTCTTTGTCCAATTCATAGGAAATCCCATTAGGAATTCCACAAAGGTTGGATTCAACTTGCCACCAGGTTTGTTTTGCTTCATTTGTAACATGTCCCCCACCACTGAATGTCTGTCCTTCTGACTCTTTGGAAGTGTTAGATTCTTGCTGTCGTTCGTTGTTGGACTGTAGAATAATTTCTTTTTCTCCAGATACAACATTGCGTCCGATAGTTTCGCTCCAAATGTCGAGTCGGGTTTGTTCTTCTTCCTCAGAATAAAACCGCCAGACTTTGTTCTCTCCACTCTGCTCGATTGTTCTCCCCCTTCCTCGCAACCCACTGTCGGTGTTGGATACATCTGTACTGCTGCTGTTAGATTGTGTTGAGCTGCTGCTTTGACTCCCTTTCTCTTGATCAATGTTTCTGGATTCTCTTGTCCCGATGATCTCGGTGTCGGATACATCCTCATTGTTTCTGGATCCACTTGTTCTCTCAGGTTCGCCGGTCGTGTTCGTCCCTTCCTGTGTCCCTGTTGCAGTTTCAGTGTTCCTTCTTTTGATCTTGGAGGTAAGTGATCCATTGTATTCGGAGTGGCCCACAATCCAGACTCTGTACCTCTGGTGCCAAGCACCGATGCCTGAAGCTGGAATAAGAAAACATTGGACTTCGAAACCTTCACTTTCCAAGTCGTCTTGCACCTGTCTGAGTACCATGCCGTTTTGGATGTTAATAATTCCTTGCACATTCTCCCCAATAATGAATTGGGGTTTGATCTCCCTAATGAGTCTAAACATTTCTGGCCAGAGATAGCGGTCGTCATCTGTTCCTTTTCTTTTACCTGCGACTGACATTGGTTGGCAGGGGAATCCTCCCACAATGACATCTGCGTCTCCTTCTTTTCCTTTAACATCTTTTATATCCTCCTCAATCGGTATGTTAGGAAAGTTTTTTTGTAAAACTTTCTTACAGTATTTATCTTTCTCTACAAATTTTACAGTCTCAAATATTCCTGTAGAGTCTAAACCTAATGCAAATCCTCCTATGCCAGAAAATAAATCTAATACTTTAAGTTTTCTTTGCATCTTTCATTTTCAACATTTCTAATTGACAATAGTGCACTATCTTTTTTAGATCTTCAACACCTCCCTTTCGTTGATAACGACAAACGTATTTAATTACGTTGCCTTGAAAAAACGAAAGATTGTTTTTAGAAATAAACTCATATGGTTGAATAGGAAATTTAGTATAGTGATTCCCACCTATTTGAGTGTATTGAGGAAATGCTTCCTCAAATATATCTTTTGTTGTCATAAATTATAACCATGCCTTTCTATTTTAGCTCGCATTAAATACAAATTATTTTTACTACGAGTAATTCCTACGTACCAAACTCTGTGTTCTTCATCTCTTTTTTTACTACTTTTTAACACAGCTTCTCTAATTTTCCTAGCGTTATCCAATACTAATATTACATTCTCACATTCTCCACCTTTTGCTGCATGAATCGTAGATATTTTTATTCTTGGATCCTCTGTTAATTTTTCTTTGTTTGATAGAAGCATTCTAATGTAATTTTTATCTTCGAGATTCGCTTTATCAAAAGCCTCATACCAAGGGACTAGTTCGTTCCAATTATCCTCTGACATATAGTCTTCAACATCTTCTTTTTGTGTTTGTTCTAAATCTTGTCCCTCAGACCATCTAGAATAATAAATAGCTGCTTTATGCAGTTTAGTATTTAAACTTTTAATAAATTTATTTTCAAAGAAAAAACCTTTTGTTTTAATCTCTTTTGATATCTCAATAGATTTATTTATTGTTCTAGTTAAGATTAACCAGTTATCTTTTGATAGGTCTACGTTATTTAAATTATTAATTTTTACGTAAGATCCATCTTCGTTTTTCGGATAATATAATTTATCCGCTCTTAATCCCTCTATACGACTCACTACAATGTTTGATATTTCTTGTATTTTTACGGGCACTCTTCTTGATTTTTTTAAGACTATTTCTGTTGCAGGTTCTTTTATAAACCTGTCTACATCTGCACCTGCCCATGCATATATGGCTTGATCATCGTCTCCTGCAAGATACATATCGTTAGTATTTGCTTTTAATATGTCGTACATCATCCACTGTATTGGAGATAAATCTTGTGCTTCATCAATGAACACTACATCAAATTTAGGGCATAAATCTTTTTTCTCTATAAATTGATGAATCATATCGGTAAAATCAATTAAATTATTGCTGTATTTATATTTAATATAATTAGCTGCAATGTGTTTTAAAATATTTGGTTTAATATCTTTACTATATTCCCCTGTGCAATATTCATCCCAAACCTCTATATTTTTTTCTCTAGATTTAATTATAATTTGAAAATATTCATTGTCACAAGTTAGATATGGAGAAGAATCCATATCTCTTTTTGCCTTAACACTTATACTTAAAGTTTTTCCAAGATCATCATAATGATAATCTTGCATTACATTTTCTTCCTTTAATCCTAATGTGTGAAAAGCTAAAGAATGTAGTGTTTGAAAATATCTAAGATCTTTTTTTTGAAACTGTCTATTTTTATTTAACATTCTTTCCTTTGCAGTATTGGCTGCTTTTTTTGTAAACGCAAAATATCCTATTTTTTTTACTGGTGTGCCAGATCTAACGTAAGCTAAAGCCCTTCTAATTAATTTTTCCGTCTTACCTGTACCGGGAGGACCATAAAATTTTTTTATCACATTTCCTCCTTGATATATCTTTTCAATTCTTTGTCCTGCACATTTTCTGGTATCCTGTTCTTATAAAATATTTCGTAGCTATCGCTACCATACTTACCGATACCAAATAGTTGTGTTGCGTCTTCACCATCCCATTTTAGATAGTCCTCAGACATCCTCCAGATCCTCTGAGATCGTACATATTTCATACCTAATTCTTCTAAAAGTGTTGCAATTACATTAATATTTGACTGCAATAATACCTCTGGAGTGGGAAATTTTTTAAAAAAAGGTGGTAGTATTTTCTTCACCTTCTTGCGTCCTGTCTGATTAAGACAGATAACACCCACCATATGCTGCCACTTGTTCTTTACCTGCTGTTGAACCATGAGATCATCTCTCATCATAAAATATCGCCCTTGTTTTTCATATCTATAATTTCAACATCCTCTTCATCTCTTTCAAAAAAAGAAAGAGGTATTTTTATACACCGTATTGGGTTATGAGATTTTTTGTCTGTATCTTTTTTAGGATATCTTTTTAAGTAACCTAGTTCTGCTTTAAATTCTTCTATTAACATTCTACCAGTTTTTTCATATTTCATCTTCCATTCTTTATTTTTTAAATAATTAAAAAATACCTCCATAGTAAAATATGCAAAGCCATCTTCTTTTAAAACAGATCCACTACTAAATGACGTAGCACTAATTGCAGGGACTCCATGAATATGTTCTTCTAAATATTTTTGTAATATTTCTTTTGGAGAAGTGCCAGCTGGAGGTGGTTGCACAGTCTCAGTCTCTTTTAATTTTTCTATGATTGTTTGAAATTCATCTTGTTTTATTCTTGGTGGTGCTATTGGTGTATGTGATGCTATCAACCTTCTGCATTTTTCCATGTCCATTAAATAATTTACGTCTCTAGCTAAAACTTGTTTACTTTTTTCTCCATCTTGTTTGTCATTAAAATGAACTGTAAATCTAAACTCTGGTTCTGGTATATAATCAATTCTAATTAAAGCTGATAACTGTGGAAATTTCTTTTGTTTATCTGACATGTAACCAAATTGTCTTTTTGCACACTCTGATTTTATACAAAAATTTCTAATAGGATCTTGATCACAGAGATGTCCTGCTGTTGGTTTTCTCCAAGATTTTATTTTATCTAAAACTTTTTTATCTCCCCACTCTTCATCATATAAAATATATTTTCTTGCGCCATCTAAAACTTTTTTCTCCCAAAGATCTGGATATTTTTTTTTAGAAAAAACCATATAGTTAAATAAAAATCGATCTCTTTCATCTGGTAGTTTATTACTGTCGTCAATTGTTTTTGATATAGCTTGTAAACATGGTGGGCCATCATTAAATTCTTCTGCTCCACCTTGTAATATTTTATTTATATGTTCATCTATAAAGTCATTTAATTCTTTTTCTGATTTTAAATTAGCTTCAACAACTTGTATGTATTGATCAAAAGAAAATTCTTGTCCGTCAAAATTTAATGCAACTCTTTCTGTTTTATTATAGTATGGTAAGTTTATAAAATTACCATTTGTAAAACTGCCATCGGATCCTGTTCCAAGTTCTGTTTGTTTAGGATATATTTCTGTTGTAGAATTCAACTCTAACGTATATAATAGTTTGTCCAAAAAATTTCTTAAAAAACTAGCTTTGACTTTTTCTTTTGTGTGTATGTATAAATGTAATCCACCACTTTTAGATTTAACTGGTATTACTGGTAAATTATTTTTTTGAATTATTTCTAAATATTTTCTAGGACTAAAATCTTGATATGCTTTTGAATCTATATCTATAGCACCAAAATTAACCATGCCATTGTCATCACAAGGTTGAATTCCTATAGATTTTTTACCAGAGAGATGGTCAACGTAATCAGATTTGGTTAAAGGTTTACCTGCCCAACCATGTTTTACTTTAAACTTACCTGTTGTTGTGTCTTTGTATCCGTTGTTGATTTCTGCGTAACCATAATCTCTTTTTAATCCGTCAAATATTTTAACAAATTTATCTTCCATGCGAATATTCTATGGGCGTTTCCACTCTCGCTTCCACGCCCATAACCTAGGATTCTAGTAATGTGATGCTTCACTTGTTTGTTCTTCACCATGTTTTACTTGAACATCTCCTTTACTAATGCTCTCAGCAAAACTTTTTGCTTGGTGATAGATATCTGCATTCTCTACAGGTCCGACTTTACTTATCTCCCATCCAAACCAACTACCTTTGTCATTTGATTGTTGATTAGTCTTTAATAAGTATTCGTGACTAAAAGAAGCAGGGGTGAACATACCATTCTTACCCTTGAGTTTGATACTTTGCATCATGCTATTCCATTTTCTACTAATTTTTAATTGAGTAGATTTCATAGCAATCAAAGCTGTTGTAGGAATAGACCCAACAACAATTACAAAGTGCTGCGCAGTCTTCTCGATATAATTACCATTTTGTAATCTATCTTTAAAGTCTGCCCCTCTTGTAGTCTTTGTCATGATGTCTGAAGAAGAAGGATAAATATTTACTGGCGCACCAGATCCATCTTTACCCCTATCTCTCCATTCAACATACTCCAACTTATAGTGACAAGGTATAATCTTTACACCTTTTTCACCATCGAAGAGATCGCCTGTTACTGAATTAAATATCATCCCAGGTTGTGCCCCTTCTACATACTTGCCATCTCTTTTGTTTACCTCTGGAGATAGTTGACCAAGTATTTTTAGAAATGGTAATGCTAAATCATCTTGAGTTAGATTACCCATTCCCATGTTTGCGTCTGCTTCAAAGTTGCTCATCGCCAATGACCCATTCGCCTTCTTTATTGGTTCTTTGCTCATCGTTATTTACTCCTTGTGATTTTGGTTCGGTTTCCTGCGAACACGTTAAATAGTTCCGTGGGCATCTCTTGTCCAGACTCAAGACGCTCACGGACTAAAGCTTTAAGTGTCATAGGTTCAACCTTTAACTTCTGGACAGGTTGAAATCCTTGACCTTGTGCAAGGTTTGCATAAGCAATTGCCTTGTTATCTTCGTTACGACCAAAGGAAACTGTAATCTCATTTTTAATAAGATCACCTAGACCGTGATTACGAAGCCAGTCAAATGCCTCCTCCTTTTTTGCAGGAGATATTGAGGCACCATAAATCGGTTTTACTTCTACAGAAGATCCATCAGCTAGTTTTAATGTAGAGATATTCATCTCTTGCATCATGGTAGGTATAACCTCACCAGAAACTAATTCGATATGTCTCTTCAGTTCTTTTAATTCTTTTTCTTTTTCTACAAGATCGTCTTCTAATTTTTTTAGTTTAACGACCTGATCTGATAATGACTTTGCATCACCAACTGAGTTCAGATCTTCTCTTTGATCCTCCTCAAAGTTTATCATTCCTGAAGAAGTTGCATTTCTCTTTTCATTTTCTTCTAAAAATGTTTTTCCATCTGTTTTAATTGTTGCCATCTATTTCTCCTTTCTCATATAGATTAA